GATGAAGGTGCAACCAAAGCAAAGATTAAGTCTGCATTTATCAAGTCTTTGAAGACTAAGAAACTAAATAAAAAAGTGTTGGGAGAGTTCATCTCTTTGGTAGCATGAACTGGAAAGAAATAGCATTACAAATGGAAACCGATCCTAGAGTTCGGAAGGTTCTCAAGGAGGGTCCGAAGAGTCTTGCTCAAGCGTGGATGCTGCAGGCAATGAAGTTCAAGTATGGACGATATGAGAAGTGACACACGGCGGGTTTGAGACCCGCCTTTTTCATCTATAATAACTACAGTTCAAACAAAGCAAATGGGTCTTTCCAAAGAAAGCATCGTCAACTGTCTCCGTGAATCTTATGGTGAGTCTGTAACCTCTGCTGAGATCAAGGCATTTTGCCAGATGAATGATTTCAATTATCAGACCATCACTAACAAACTGACTGACTACAAAGTTGGTCGTGGTAAGTGGAATCTGGAAGTAACAAAAGAGACTGTAGAAGAACTGGAAGTAACTTATAATTCTCCTGCTGCTATGCCAGCAATCGAACAAAACCTTATCCCCGCGAAAGATGATTCCTTCGTCCAGTTTGGTAATTTCACAGATATTAAGAAAATTATTAAGTCCCGTTACTTCTACCCTACGTTCATCACGGGTCTTTCGGGCAATGGTAAAACGTTCTCTATTGAGCACAATGGACCAGTTATCGAAGCCCTGCAACGGGGTGCTGTGCTGCTCCTTGACGAGATCGACCTCGCCTCAAACAAAATTCTCTGTCTTCAGTCTATTCTCGAAGGAAAAGGAGTTTTCCTCAAGAAGATTGGCAAATGGGTTGCGCCCACAGAGGGTTTCCAAGTATTCGCAACAGCCAACACCAAAGGTAAAGGTAGCGACGACGGACGATTCATTGGAACTAACGTGCTCAACGAAGCGTTCCTTGAGCGATTCCCTGTGACCTTTGAGCAGGAGTATCCCTCTACTGCCACTGAACAGAAAATCCTTGGTAAACTTTGCAAGGATGAAGAGTTCTGTAAGCGTCTCTCCGACTGGGCTGACATTATTCGTAAAACCTTCTATGATGGTGGTATCGAAGAAATTATCAGCACCCGTCGTCTAGTTCACATTGTTAAGGCATACGGCATCTTTGGAGACAAGGCAAAGGCAATCCAAGTCTGTGTCAACCGTTTCGATGATGAAACTAAGCAAGCATTCTTGGAACTTTATGACAAGGTTGACGCTGACTTTGTGATGCCCATTGACGAAAACCCTACCCTTTGATATAATATGGGAAACTCTTGGTCCTTTCTATTTGATGAAATGAACATGTCTAATCAAGATTATTGGTATGATGACGGTTTTAGTTTGACTGGTAACCCTGGTGCTGCCTCTCCTGATACAATCAACTTTGGTTCAACCAGTTATGGTGCAGCACCACCAGTTATTCTGGGTGGAATGGGTGAAGACCATATTTCTTTTGGATCTGCTTACTCCTCTTCTGTTTATGGTGCATCTGGAGAAGATTCTCTCTGTTTTGATCTGAAGATTCCTGAAACTAAAAACAACAAATACAAATATAGTGAGGATGTAGTCCTCAATGAACTGAAAGATTATATTACTGGCACATACAATCAGCATTACTCTGCTGGTGATGATAAAATTCAAACGCTTGACCTAATTGAAGCATGTGGCGACGGTGAATCCTTCTGCCGCAGCAACATCCTCAAGTATGCCTCTCGTTATGATAAGAAAGGCACTGCTCGTCGTGACATTATGAAGATTCTGCATTATGCTGTACTTCTGATGCATTTCAACGATAAGAATGCACAACGCGAAACCTATCCCCAGTGAAACTGAGACCCTCTAATACTATGAAACTGTCTGATAAAACTATCTCCGTCCTGAAGAACTTCTCTTCGATTAATCAATCGATTCTCTTCAAAGAAGGTAGTAAACTTCGCACTATCAGTGTGATGAAGAACATCCTTGCTGAGGCAACTGTCAGTGAGGAGTTCATGAAGGACTTTGGTATCTATGACCTGAACCAGTTCCTTAATGGTCTGAGTCTGCACCAAAGTCCTGAACTTGACTTTCAGAATGATGGATACGTTGTTATTCGTGAAGGTCGGTCTCGCTCCAAGTATTTCTTTGCAGACCCTAACGTGATTGTCACTCCTCCCGAGAAGGCAATTCAACTTCCTAGCGAAGACGTTAAATTTGAATTGAGCACAGACCAACTTGATAAACTGCTGAAAGCGTCTGCTGTTTATCAACTTCCTGATCTTTCTGCTATTGGTGAAGCAGGTGTAGTCAAACTGGTTGTTCGTGACAAGAAGAACGATACTTCCAACGATTATGCTGTTGTTGTTGGTGAGACCGACAAAGAGTTCTCTT